TTCTGCACCGCCAGCACGTCCTGCACCGGCCAGTCCAACAGATCCTCGAAAATGACGGGCTTTTCGTCCACCGTCGTCAACTCCGCCGCCAGCGCGAAAATCATTTCGCTGCTGTCGCGCATCTTGCGCTGGGCGGCCAGCAGATCGCGGCCTTTGCCTTCTCGAATCGTGGCCACTCGGCCATCACTGAGCGTCAGGGTCATCATGGGTTACCCTCCGATATTGGCGCGATAGGTGGTCAACAGATCTTCACCGTTCGCCCGCCAGATATTCGCCAGCACGTCGATTTCCAACACGTCATTGCCGTCCACGGTCAGCTTGCAGTAATACACGCTGATGTCGGTTTCGAACTCGGCATTGTCCCGCGCCTTGTAGGTGCCCATCGGGACCGACTTGAACCCAGCCGTCAACAACCCGACCACGGGAACTTCGGACACCCGCCCGGTCGAATCATAGGTTTCGAGATTGCCTCGCACTTGCAGGCTGTAGTGCGTAAAGGGCGTCGCCGCCTTGCCCAGCACCTCCGGGTACAGGCTGGCCCACTTGATCTTGCCCTCCATCTTTTCCAGCCCGGCCGGAAACTCGGGAACGCCGACCAGCCCCAGGGCTTCATGGTCGGCCATCTTGGCTTTGATCGTGGGCAACTGCACTTCCTGCGCGCGCCCCAACAAGTTGGAGCCGTCCAGGTACACATTCGCGTTGACGATCTTATTGACTTGGATCTTACTCATAGCAGGGCGGCTCCTTAGGCGGCGCTACCGGTCAACTGTGCCAACATGGTCAGATCCATGTAGTGCTCGAAGGTGATGCGTTCAGCCGGCGGCGGCGGCATGAAATCGACGCTGAAGGTCAGATGTCCCAGTGCGATTTCGGTATAGGGATTGAGGGCGGCATCGAACCAGCACTTGCCGTCGATCAAGCCGCCCCGACCGATCAGGGTCCGGATGAACTGATTGACGCTTTCGGCAATGGCATCGATCAACACATTGGTAATGGGCCGGTCCAGATATTCCAGCATGGAAAACTCGATGCTCTCGGCCAGCATATCGGCGGTGCGGCGCACGGCCAGGAAGTTCTTGGGATGCGGCTCGACCGGCCAGGCGGCCGTGCGGTTGCCCCACAGGCGGTAACCGGTGCCGAATGAGTTGAAGATCGTGACGATACCGGCCTCATTCAGCTTGTTGACATCGGTTTCGGCATCGTTCAGCCGCGCCGTCAGCAACCGTTCAGGCCCGATGATGCCGGCAATCTCATGATTGGAGGGCGAAACCCAATAGCCTTCATCATCATCCACGGTCGAGATGAGCCCGGCCATCCGCTGCGACAGCGGTTCGAGCCGGGTGCTGTCCGTGTCCGCGTCGTAGACCTTCACGCGGGGATAACACAACACCAGGCGTTCGCTGGACGTATTGAACGGATCGGAATCCGCGCCACGGGCCTCGATCGTCTCTTGTACGGTCTGCCCCACCGGCGCATCGATCAGCGCGACCGCGCGAATATTGGACGCCAGGGAATCCAACGCCACGCTGACTGCGCGTTGATCGGCGTAGCCAGGGGCGATCAGCACCTTCGGGAACAGCCCCAGCAGGGAATAGCTGATCTCGAACAACTTCATCCCCGTATACTCTTCGGTATCCGGGTCCACCGTGCCGATGATGTCAGCCGCCAGCACCTTGCTCGGGTCGGCATAGGTATAGCTCGCCTTGAGCGACGCTTCGGCGGGGATGTCTCCCGTGGCGACTCGCACGATGTCGCCCGCCGCTGTCCAGGTGTAGTCATCGCCATGGACATAGGTGGTATTGCCATCACTGCTTTTGATCGTGGGCGTCGCTAGAACGCCCGGATGCACCAGCGTGGCCTTGCCGCGCGCATTGAGCGTCACGGCCTCGTCGGTGGCCGTGCTGTTGTGCGTCGCGCTATCGAACACATTGATGACCAGGATTTCCGCGCCGCCCTGATCGAAGATCGCCGCCAACGCCTGCGGGATCGAGTACCCCGCATAATCGGAGCCGAAGCGACGGACGCCAGCTCGGCGGTCGGTGATGGTCACGATCTCATTGAGAGGCGCGGGATCGGACGCGCTCCAGACCGGCGCGGTGCCGATCAGCCCGATCACGCCGGACTTGACGGCTTTGATCGATCGAGCGCCGTCATCAATTTCGATGCTCTCGATGCCATGCAGATAAGAGACGGACATAGACGGTTACTCCTGACTGATCCAGTCGCGATCGCCGTAGGGCGACGTAAGGGTGAGATGTTTGAGCAACGGACCGGTATCGCCATCCGCGTCCGCCACAGCCACAGTATCGGTGCGGTAATGCGCGCCGTAGCTCCAGATGCCGTTCTCGGAACTCATGAAAAATTCGCGATCGCCGTAGAGCGGTCCGCCATGCGGCGGGGCGAACCCTAATAATAAGGAGCGAATCTGATCCATGACCGCGATGGCGCCATGACGCTCGCGCAGGCTGCGCACCTGGATAACCAGCGCCACGATGACCGTGCGGCGCTGGACGATGAGTTCGCTATCTTCCACAGGGCGGTACGTGCCGCCGGCCGCGCTCAGGAATGCGCCGCCATACCCCACCAGCACGGCCCCGACTGTCTGATGACCCAGCCGATAATGTTCTGGAGTGTCGGGATAGAACGCCACATCCAGATCGGGCAGCCCCTCCCGCAAGCGGGTTTCCACCCCATCCAGCAGCGCCAACGTCACCGTTTCCCCAGCCATCCATTTAAACCCTGTTTAAAAACGTTTATAAACGCCCTTTGAGGCGATCCCGCATTGGGTGAATAGTTGGAGCAGCTTTAAATCAGCGGTCGCCCCAAACGGCCTTACAGCGCGATCATGCGCAATTCGTCCGGATCGACGGTATCCGCCCCTTCCGCCGGGTCGGTCGGCGCTTCCAAGGTTCCCTTGGCAATACCGGTGCACCAATCGATGGCCGCCTTCCAGCGGGCATACACAGGATGCTCCGAGGTAAACGCCTGGCCACACAGATCGAACAGCGCCAGATCCAGACGCACCCCGCGCAACACTTCTTCGGCAATCGTCCGATTCCCCAGATAACGGCTCAGCGTCAGGTCGGCCGAGGCCAGCGCCGATTGAACCCGCGCATCGTCGGGCAATCGGCTCGATCCATCCAATTGCCGCCAAGCGTTCAGCAGATTTTCCGCATCCAGGGCGTCAGCCATCATCAGGCGCTCGGGTCGATCAGAATCGTGACCAGCGCACCGCGCGCCGCCGAGTTGGTACCGCCCACCGTGACGCTGATCATGTCGCCCGCAGCGACGGTATTGGCCGCTGTGGGCGTGGCGCTGTCCACGTCACCGGCGGCGCTGCCCGCCTGGATGATCGTCATTGCGCCGCCGGTGATGGCCGTGGCGCCGATCTTCCCGGTCAACGTGGCATCACCGGTCGCCAGCGCGCCATCGATCACCGACCACAGCTTCTTGATAGTGCCCGCGACGGGACTGACCACCCGATAGACCCCGGTGCCGATCAGGCTGGCGACCGGTAGGGTCAGCGCGACATGATCGACCACGACGCCGAGGGCGGCGCGAGCGGCAGCGGCGTCGGCGGCCGTAAACACCTGCTGACCCACCACACTGCCGCCCAAGGCGGTGCGGGCATTGGCCGCACTGGTCGCGCCAGTGCCGCCCATGGTCACCGGGACCGGGTTGGTCAGGCCAGCGGCCGTGATGCCCTTTTGGGCGGCTTTGCTCCAGAATCCCATACGCCCTCCTTAATCCATGTTGTAGCCGACGACACAGGCGCGGTTGACCGCAATCTCAAAGTCGCAGGCGATGTTGAAGGTGTAGTCGATGCAGCGCTTGGTGCCCCGGACTTCGCGATACCGTTCGATGTCGCGGTTGATGCCCCAGACCAGATTGGGCAAAGGGGTATACAGCACGGTCCCTGGGGACAAGAAGGGAGAGACCCAGATCGGCTTGCCCAGCAGCCCATCGACTTTGCCGGACACTACGAACCCAACGCCGCCCGGTTCCGCCCCCAGATCGACCACCAAACCCCGGTAGTCTTTCGAACTGAGGATCAGCGTCGATTCGGCATCGAAGCGATCGTCCTGGGCCGCCATCACCGTTTCCAGCTTGCCCACGTAATCGTCGCTGAGGGTTTGCACGTTGACGGCGCGGCTGTCACCGATCCCGGTTCCGGCATAATCCTTGGCCAGTTGGACCCAGCCTTTGTTGAGGGCCAGGAACGACGCGCCGGTGTCCGCCGTGCCGTTGATGCCCAGGTCCTCCAGCTCCGACGAGAACTTCTTGGCGAACATGGCCGCCAGTTGCCCTTCGAAATCGGGAACATCCTGGTTATCGCTCAGGGTCGAGAACAGGATGGTGAAGAACAGTTGCACCGGCAGGGCTTGCAGGGTCTTGCCGACATTGGCGGGATTCGCTTTTTGTCCGCTGCTGGGCTCAGTGCCTTCCGTCACCCGCACCAGGATGCGGCTCATGATATCCAGCACCGACAAGTCGGCACTCAGCTTCATCATCCGCCGCAGGGTCGTCTGCTTGAGCAGACCGGATTGATCGCGCACCGCGTCAATGAAGGCATTCGCCGCCTCCGCACGCAGCGCGCCGCCCACGCTGACGGATTCGGGCGACATATCGCTTTTCACAAAATCGGCCAGGGCACCCATTTACATCACCTCGGACAAGAACGATTTGGGAGGAGCGGGCGTCGCCGTTGGCGACGACAACCGCTGTTTCTCGACAGCACCCAGGCGGCCAGCCAGGGCGGCGTGCTGATCGGTGAGGGTCTTGATCGCGCCGATCAATCCGCTCAGCGCCTGGTCAAGGTCGGATTTGGTCAACTGCCCCGGTGGCGCGGCGGGCTGATCTTTATTCACCGGATCAGTTGCCGAACCCGTGGGCGGCGTAATCGGCTCGCGCACGGCGGTGCCGGCCATACTCAGTCCGGAATACCGTCCGCTCTTGATCAGCTCCCACGTCGTGTCATCGTCGATCTTGATGCCGACCGCCCAGGCATTCGACATCCAGTCGCTGAACTCCCCGCCATCACCCCGGATGATCCAGCTTTCGGCGACATACGCGCCTTCCAGCGGTTTGAAGTCGTGGTTCTGATCGACCTGGCCGGTCCTCGCGTTTTTCATGAACGCATGGGCGGCCTGCTCGATCACGAAGCGGTCAGCGAAATCGCCTTGGCTATCGACCTGATCGGGAGCGTACACGACGCCGTATACCATGCGACGGGATTCATCGACTTTCTTCAGCTCGAAGGTGTGCGCATTCGCATCCTTCAGCACCAGCGGCATCCCGTTCGCGGGCCGTTCCACCAGGGAAATCCAGTCCACGTTCAGGTTGGTCAATCGGTTGGGCATAGCCAAATCACTCCATCAGTTCAGTCGTCAACGCATTACCGGTCATCATCCAGTCGTGCGTATTGTTCGATTCGAGAAATCAACCGGGTCACGATTTCCTCGCCCAGCTCCAGGGACCGGATGCCCATGTGCCCGACAATGCCCGCTATGGCTGCCGTGAACAGCTGGGGGATGTGCAGCGCCTCGCCGCTCCAGAACGTCAGAATCCCG